TAATAACATAGTCGATAGGACGAATTATTTCTGCATTTTCGCCATATAATGCTTTGAATAAGATTTTAAAAGATTCGTCAGTTCCTCTAGAGGAATAAAAATCCTTTGAATTTCTTATAAATTGAACTTGATCAAGTTCGGAATATAAATCTTTCTCCTCAAGACCACTTAAAAGTTGAACTTTAATTTTTTTAAGAAATTCTTCTAAAAATAAAGCACTTAAGTTTTCTACAACAGTTCCTACCTCATGAATATCAGATTCTGTTGCAGAAAAAACTAAATTCTCTGGATCATCACTATTTTCAAAAGAGGTTACTCCACTAAAACCCCTAGTGCAACCTATGAATCTAATATCCGCTTTACTCTTATAAAAGATAATTTCATCTTCAATTTTAATTAAACCATTTGTATCAGGAAATCCATCAGTATTCTGGACGTATATATCTCCACTTCTAAATGCATCAAGGTTATATGTAAGAGTTGTTGATTTTACAACATTCCCATTTGAGATTAATTTAATGTAAGAATCAATATTTTGAATCAAATCAAGTGGCCCACCCTGATATTCTTGACCAGAGTAGTATTGAGATAAAAACTCACCAATTAAAGGAAAATCCTCTTTTACATAAGAGGGTAATTGGCTCTTAACGACTTGACTAAGTTGTACTCTTTTTTCTGTCATTTTGTTTTTATCTTACTATGCTTCCGTTGGTATAACTGGGGCTGACGGTGTAATTTGAACCTGATGGATCTGAACCAGAACTAATTTGATCAACAATCATTTCAACAGAACTCGTATCAAGTTGCAAATAAAGATCTTGAAGACCGATAATATCATTTGATATAGGAGTTGCTGATATTTCTAAGACCTGTTGACTGTCTTTAGTCTTTCCAGAAGTGATTCTGATTGGATTTAGTGTAATACGACCTGTTTCATAATTAACACTACCAACATTTCTCCTTCTTAGAATAGGTGTTACTGAATCAGGGGTTGCAAGAGAGAATAAATTGATTGTTCCTGTCTTTTTATCTGAATTGGGTAGATCACTAAGATAAACATCTTCTGTAATATCTATCACCTTAAAAGAAGAGGACTTTATGTTGTAACCATTCATGGACTCAACAAAAAATGGGTTTCCAAAGTCGATTGCATATTCGGCAAAAGTATCAAGTGCCAATCTCAAGTCTCTTCTGATTTGAAGAGTCGTGATATTAGATGTTACTGATGCATGACTTTGGTCAACAGTCTTTAAAAATTGACTATATTTAAATCTTGCGCCATATCTATTTAATTCAGATGATTCGGAGTACTTTGTGATATTATCTTGAATTTTAGAAGCAACAAAACTCGCATTTGGTGCTAAATTTGTGTTATAGTATACTTTACTGTTGGTTTCGACGTAAAGATACTTGAGATCCAGAATTTCTGGTACAATTCCAGCAACGGAGTATTTTCTAAGATCTCTTTTTATATTTTCTTTGATAGAATTGGGAATAAAGTCACCATTTCTTGGTTTTATACTAATAAAGACTTTTCCGTATTGTGGTGGAATCAAATCTTCTCCACCATAGACCGAAATAGACTCAGCCTCAGGATAAATTTTGTTTGGAATCAAAATTTCATAATCATTAGCAGTCAGTGCTCTATTTTGAGTAGCATAAATCTGCGGTGCGTACTTTTTAACAGAATCTACGCTCTCAATCGGTTCTCCGCCACTTGATGGCAGTGTAGAACCAATTAAAGATATCCCGCTAGTAATATTATATTCAGTGCTTCCCTTTGTATATGCTAATCTACCACTAAAAGCAAAACTACTGACTCCATTAGCAGATTCTCCTGAAGTTCTAACGTAAGAAACTTCTACAACATTACCATCTTCGAGTTTTTTACCAAAAACACCATCACCAAAGATTATTTCATACTGCTCATCTTCAATTTCCTGAATATAATAGATTCTTGAGTTTCCGTTGATCGCAGAACCTGTTCCTGAATCAAAAAGATTGTCTTGACGTGAATATTTGAGACTTACTGAAGATGTTTCTGTTGGTTTGACACTGACCATCAGAGTATCAAGGTCAATTCCATTATTTGAAAGAATAAATCTTTGATCTTTGTCTCTACTATTTGATGTAAACGTTTGAGAGACTACTGTTCCTTCGTAAATCTCCAATTCGTCAAAAGAAGCAATACCATCAACAACACTAACAGTCTTATCTGCGGTAATTCCAAAGACGAATGATTGTTGATTGAATTGTCCACCTGTGCTCGCTACAGGCCCCTTCTTTAATACAACTGTTGCTGGTGCAGGACTGATATTTGATACATCTACAAAGAAATTAATCGAAGCTCTAGATGCTTTCTTAGATCTTGGTACGTACCCTATATTCCTTGCCAGCGCCACGACGTTCTCCCTCAAGGTGGCGCTATCGATGAATACCTCATTAGATACCATATTGGCATTATAAGAGGTAATGTAGGTGTTATATGCTAATACGTCGATAATCGTTGACAGATTAGATCCCTCAAAGTCATAATCAGTAAAATCTGAATTAGACCTTAGATAATCAATAAGAGTGGTTTTAATCTGGTCAAAATCCAGATTTGAAAAATTTAAAAGAGGCATTTATCTTGTCGGTAATAATACAAACTCTAGCTGCTGTGGTGGAATATCCGCTCCAACAATACGATATTTGATTTTTGCATCAAGAGAGTTGCCATCGAAGTCAGGAGTGACCTCAACATCAATCAATGAAACTCTAGGTTCATAATTATTGATTGCAGTTTCGATTTCATCACGAATTGCAAGAGCGGTTACTTCATCAAGATTCTCAAAAAGTAGTTTTGAGACATTAGAACCGAAGTCTGGATTAAAAAACTTCTCTCCAGGTGACGTTAAAATGATATTACGGACAGAACGGGCAATCGCATTTGCATTTTTAAGCGCAACAAGATCATTGTTTAAGGGATTAACCTTAAAACTCATACTTACATCTTTAAATGACTGACTTACCCTTTCTAAAGGCACTAGAATCTAGCAATTATGAGTTATTTATTCACTAAAATTCGGTTAATACTGTAGGCTCTGTACCATAATCCCAGTCATCATAGTCATCATCATTGCGAATCTTCTCATGAATCTCTTTTTGCACCTTAAAATTGTGTTTTTTGGGTGTTAGATCATCATTTGCGATCTCACGAAGCATTTTTTGGTGCTGATCGTTACCTAAATTGTCTAAAAAGTCGTTATTCGGAGTCATTTTCCTCTTTTTCGGGTGAATTTTCACGTTCTTTTGCAGTTTTCCAGAAATATTCGTCTTCACGACCCATGCCAAGTCGTTCATAACCGTTTTCAACACTATAATATTCGGTCGAAACCTTAAAATCAGGCATTTTAGGGTTAACAGGAGTCAAACTATTGTCGTAAATGCGAATTCTATTGTTTGGATAGAGCGCATACTGCCCATTATCTAGTTCAATTAGGTTTGATGACTTGTGTTCTGCAGGATTTTCACTTGTTGCATAGTCAACGACATCAGGATCCTGGTGATAATTGTCCAGAGTACACACGTAGGTGCCCTTCTGGATGCCGAAATCCCTTGTATAGAGTTCATAGTCCATTGAACCAATAAACTGCTTCTGAACGGCAACTACGCCATAGTCCATACAGTTCCAAAACTGTAGGTTAGGTAGATCCATATCAGGATCAGGAGTCTTAGGCTCTGAAAGAAAGGCACTAATCGGCAGTTTATCGTACATTGCAGCATACTCTGGTAAGTATGTTTCAAAATAAAAAGCACGCCCAGGAATCGACTTTGCCGACACCCAGACGCCCTTTACAAATTCACCATGACCACTTTGATGATCGGTGAGATATTCTTTACGAACCCATACCTCAACCGAGGGAAGGTTACAAATTAAAGCAGCCATTATGAATTAATGTATCTTCACCTATTTAACCACGTCCTTGTCCACGATATGGTTTCTTTTTACCATTGCGAGAGGATGCCGCTAACTTAGTGTTTACCGAGCGTCCTTGACGAGTTTTCTTCGGCGGTGCCTTTTGAAAATCGCTACCACTACCACTGAACATTCTAGCCATTTGTACATTCCTCCATTGAGATTAAATTAGCATCAAACATATCCTTCCCTTCTGAAGGACTTTCATAATATCTTTCAGCAAGATCTTGCATGATATCGAGACACGCTTCGTGCGAGAGATTTTGATAAATTTTCTCTCCCGCATAAAGTATGTCGAAACGGACCTCAGATGACACGAGTTTTTTCATGACCAACACGAATCCGAGGATCGCACCAGATTTCATAACCTGCATCCTTGGCATCAAGACAGAATGAGACATCTTCACCACACATGTCTTGGACTTCACCAGACTCAAAGACTTGCATCTTAGGAGCAAACCAAGGGTATTCGAGATTCTCAAAGACACCATTCTTGATCAGTACCCAACCAAAACCAGTGTAGTCAACAGTAAAAGGCTTCTTACGCTTACTGATGGATTCGACAGTTTCGTGATTCATCACTCCACCATTCTTACGGAAATCATCTTCTTCCAACCAGTGTGCGACAGAGGTTGTGTGTCCATCTTCTGTGGCATACCAACCAGCAGTAATCTCACGCTCTGTACCATCTTCACTCAGAGCCAGATCACAGAGTTGCCAGAACTTGGTCGTGTCAAAAACAATATCACTATCAATCCACAACTGATAATCATACTTCAGTTTACCATCCCAAGGTACTTGCTTAGAACCACGGAGAACATTTGCACCCAATACTTTACAACGGGCAAAGTTCACCATAGAAGAATAGTCTTGACTAATCTGAATACTCATACCGTTCTGTACCATATCAAAGCACAGTTGTACAAAGTTCTTCAGAAAGATATAAGAGCACCCACGACCAGGAAGACAGAAGACAATTGCCTTGCCTTTCATACGTTCCTTAATCGCATCAATATCCCACTCAGGTGCTTTTTGTTTTGGTGCAACGGTCTTTACTTTAAATCCTTTAGCCATAGTTTTGAATAACCTTCAGTTCAATTCTATCGTAGTATGTAGTCAGTGTCAATATGAATGTTCTGTATTGT